TGATATAATGAAACTTAGCAGCCCTCCGGTCATCGGAGGGTCTTTATTTGTTTATGATATCGTAATCCTATTATAAGGAACAAAAATGCAACCAGCAAGTTTAGATTTAACGATTTATAAGGGATCAACTTTTGTAAAAAGCATTCAGTGGAAAACTGGTGATCCTGCCGTTGCAGTTGATCTTTCGGGTTGCACTGCAAGAATGCAGGTTAGAAAAAGTCCTTGTGATTCAGTTGTTTTAGAATCATTAACTACATCAAATGGTAAAATTGTACTTACAGATGCTGTTAATGGAAAATTTCAAATAAAAATTTCAGCAGATGTATCTAGCGCATATACATTTGTTTCAGGTGTATATGATTTAGAGTTAGTATTTCCAGATGGAACTGTTACAAGAATCATAGAAGGTAATTTCATCGCTATGCCAGAGGTGACTAGATGACAACAGAAGTTATTGTAGATCAAAAACATGATATTCTAATTGTTGATGATTCACCAGAAAATACAATACTTGTTGACAATCCCGATATTATAACAATTGTAACCACTTCAGAACAAGGTCCACCCGGACCACCGGGGATTACAACAATAAGTCAAGCAACAGACGTTGATACCTCTAATTTAGAAAATGGTTCAGTTTTGGTTTATTCAGAAAACATGGAAAAGTGGGTAGCAACAAGATTGCTTGAAAACCAGAGCGTTGAATCTGGTCATTATTAATTTAAGGAAAAATTATGGCTTCAATTGTAAGAATTAAACGCTCAGAGGTTTCTGGTAATCCAGCAACACTAGCTCAAGGTGAATTAGCCTATTCTGCATTAACGGACAATGGTTCAAACGGTGGTGATCGCCTATACATTGGTATGGGTACAGAAACCGCAGGTAATGCAGCTAACCACGTTGTAATCGGCGGTAAGTACTTTACCGACATGATGGATCATAACAAGGGTACTTTGACACCTAACAGTGCTATCCTTGTAGATGAAAATAGCAAGATTGACAACTTAAAAGTTGACAACCTAGACCTAAACGGAAATACAATCAGTTCTACAGATACCAATGGTGATATTAATATTACTACAAACGGTACTGGTAAGTCTGTCATTACAAACTTATATACTGATGCTACTACATCACTTGCTGAATATATTCAAGATATTACAGGCGGTCAGATTGTTGATTCAACAGAAATCGACGCCACCTACGATGATATAACAGGTACTACTTCTCTAGCTCTAAAAACGACAGGTGTAACCGCTGGTAACTATGGTTCTGCCACCTCAATCCCTACATTTACTGTTGACTCAAAAGGTCGTTTGAGTGCTGCTGGTTCTGTTTCAATTAGCACAACTTTAAACATTGCAGGTAATACCGGAACTGATGCCATTGCTTTAGCAACAGATACCCTAATCATTGATGGTTCTGGTCCAATTAGTACCGCAGTAAATTCTAGTACAAATACTTTAACAATTTCTGCTGCCGATGCATCAACATCTTCAAAAGGTATTGCAAGTTTTGATTCTGCTTCTTTCGCTGTTACTTCAGGTGCAGTAAGCATCAAATCTGGTGGTGTAACGAACACTCAACTTGTTAATTCAAGTATAACTCTAGGTTCTACATCAATTGCTCTTGGTGCTTCTACAACAACTCTTACTGGTCTAACTTCTGTAACTTCAACAAACTTTGTTGGTGCATTGAGTGGTAATGCAAGTAGTGCTACTACATTACAAACTGCACGTACTATTGCAATCAGCGGTCCAGTAACCGGAACAGCAACAAGTTTTGATGGTTCAGCCAATGTTACAATTCCAGTAACTGCTCTAGATGTTGGTCACGCCAATGTAACTGGTACACTCCCTGTTGCTCGTGGTGGTACTGGTGTAACAACTAGCACAGGTACTGGTTCAAACGTACTAAGCGATTCTCCTGCTCTAACTGGTACTCCTACTGCACCTACTGCAACTGCTGGTACAAGTACTACTCAGATTGCTACTACAGAATTTGTAACCGCTGCTGTTGATGCTGCTCGTTCTGGTCTAGATGTAAAAGAGTCTGTAAAAGCTGCAACTACTGCAAACATTACTCTATCAAATACTCAGACTGTTGACGGTGTTGCTCTTGCAGTTGGTGATCGTGTTTTAGTTAAGGATCAGACTACTGGTTCACAAAACGGTATCTACGTTGTTGCTTCCGGTGCTTGGACACGCTCTGCTGATGCAAATACAAGTGCTGAAGTTAACCCCGGTATGTTCGTGTTCGTTGAACAAGGTACTGTAAACGCCGATTCTGGTTGGGTTCTAACTACAGATGCTCCAATCACTTTAAATACAACTACTCTAGTATTTGCACAATTTAGTGGTGCTGGTCAGATTACTGCTGGCTCTGGTCTAACAAAGACAGGTAATACACTAAACGTAGGTGCTGGTACAGGTATTACTGTAAACGCTGACGATGTTGCTCTAACTGGTCAAGCTCTTGCTTTCCATAACCTTGCAACAAACGGTCTAGTAACCCGCACTGCTGCTGGTACAGTAACTGCTCGTTCAATTGCTGGTACAGCAAACAGAGTTACTGTAACAAACGGTGACGGTGTATCCGGTAACCCAACAATTGATATCGCATCAACATACGTTGGTCAAAACACCATTACTACTCTAGGTACAGTAACCACTGGTACTTGGAATGCTACAACAATTGGTACTATTTATGGTGGTACTGGCTTGACAACCTATGCTACAGGTGATATAATCTATGCATCGGGTACTAATACTTTAGCAAAACTAAGTGCTGGTACAAATGGTAAAGTTCTACAAATCAACGGTAGCGGTGTCCCTGTTTGGGGTGATATCGATGGTGGTACATATTAATTAAATAACGGGCGGTTTTTACCGCCCTTTCTTTTACCTTTTTTAAGGATTGCAAATGCCAAATAAGATTGTTCTAAAGAAATCATCTGTGGCTTCTAAAGTTCCGGTTGCTGGAGATTTAGATTTTGGTGAATTAGCGATAAATTATACCGATGGTAAATTGTTTTTCAAAAAAGCAGACAACAGCATTGGTATTTTTGATTCTAATTTAGTTCCTAATATTTCAGTAGGCACAACTACAACTGGTGCTGCTGGTACTTCTGCTAGTGTAACAAACTCAGGTACATCTACTTCTCCGATACTCAATTTTACAATCCCAAGAGGTGATACTGGCGCAACTGGTCCTACCGGTCCTACCGGTCCTACAGGTTCTGCTGCTACAGTTTCAGTAGGCACAACTACAACTGGTGCTGCTGGTACAAACGCAAGCGTAAGTAATTCTGGAACAACTTCGGCTGCTGTATTCAATTTCACTATTCCACAAGGTGCTACTGGCGCTACTGGACCAACTGGTCCAACTGGTCCACAAGGTGTTGCTGGTCCAACTGGTCCAACTGGTCCAACTGGTCCAACTGGTGCAACCGGTCCTACTGGTACGAGTTTTACTTGGAGAGGTGCATGGTCTAGTGCTACCGCATATGCACTTAGAGATGTAGTTAGCTCAGGTGGTTCATCTTATATCTGTGTTCTTGCCCATACCAATCAAGCTGTAACAAATACAACTTATTGGAATTTAATGGCACAGATAGGTAATACTGGTCCAACTGGTCCAACTGGTGCAACCGGTCCTACTGGACCAACAGGTCCACAAGGTATTCAAGGTGCTACCGGTCCTACAGGTGCTACTGGACCCGCTGGCTCACCCGGTCCAACTGGTGCAACTGGTCCTACAGGAGCTACTGGTCCTACAGGCCCAACCGGACCTACTGGAACATTTAGTGGTACTACAACAAGTAATATCACTATGAATAACAGTAGTCCGACTGTTTATTTCCAAGATACGGATCATAACTCAGCAATGATTCATTGTAATAGTAATATTCTTTATGTACTTAGAGGTGCTACAAACAGTACAACTTGGACACAAGTAAATGGACAATGGCCTGTAGAAATCAATTTAACAAATAATGACTTCAGAAGTGGTGGAAGCATTACTGCTGTTGGAAACGTTACTGCTTACTCAGATGAACGCTTAAAAACTGATTGGGGTGTTTTACCAGATGATTTTCTAGAAAAGTTAGCCAATGTTAAGCATGGTACTTATACTAGAATTGAAACCGGAGAGCGTCAAGCAGGTGCTTCAGCCCAAGATTGGCAAAAGCTTCTACCTGAGGTTGTAATGGAAGATAAAGATGGTACATTATCACTTGCATATGGAAACGCAGCAGTGGTTGCTTGTATTCAACTTGCAATGAAAGTTTTAGAACTTGAAAAACGTTTAAATGAAATGGAGAATAAATGACACACTTACCAATCTGGTTACTAGGGCAAATTCCTACCGATATTTGTGATATTGCAACACAAGAATTATAAGCAATTGAAACAAAAGATGCTTCTATGGGTTCTAATGGTGAAAACACAGAACATTCTCATAGAAACACAACAGTTAGATTTGCTCCATCTGGTTACTGGTTTGGTGGTGTGCTTTATGAACACGCCATGAAAGCGAACCATTACTGTCAATGGAATTATGAAATTGATAGTCATGAAAATGTTCAATTTGCAGAATACGGTCCAGAACAACACTACAGATGGCATACTGATAATTTTCCATTATCTGGTTTACCATATGAAAGAAAGTTAACTGCTGTCTGCTTAATGAACGATCCTTCTGAATTTGAAGGTGGTGAATTTAAAATGCGATTATATGATGAATATTCTGCACCTCTTCAGAAAGGTACAATAATCGCATTTCCTTCATTTTTAGAACATATGGTTACGCCTGTTATATCAGGTAAACGATTTTCAGCAACTATTTGGTTAACTGGTCCAAGATTTAAGTGATAATAATATAATTGCACTTGATTTTCTGATTATTTTGTGTTATAATTACATTTATACGTTTATTATGAGGTGAGTATGGAACAAGTAAATAAAGCTAAAAGTTTCACTCCCACGCAAGCAATGCGAAATAACGCAAAAAGAGGACTTGCATTAAGAGAAAAGTGGAATAGAGGCGGTTTAAGTGCTTCTGAAGCTAAATCAGAAGGTGTAGGTTCTGGTGTTGCAAGAGCCAGAGATATCGCAAATGGTAATCTAACGCTCGACACTGTAAAGAGAATGCATGCGTTTTTCAGTAGGCACGAAAAGAACTTTAATCCTTCAAAGAAGGAATCTGATGGTGGTCCAACCGCAGGTACTATTGCTTGGTATCTTTGGGGTGGTTCAGCAGGTAAAGCTTGGGCTAGAAGTATTCTTAGACAAGAAAAATTATTAAAAGCTGTTGATGCTGAATTAAATCTAAATATCGAAGATTTAAAAGACAAGTTATCTGTTAGCAAAGCAGTTAATGAAGAATTAAAACAAGCTACATTCGTAGTAATGGTCCCAGACGAGATTGATGCTCATGGTGATATTACTACAGAAGAAGAAATTCGTAAAGCTTGTTATAACTTCAACAAGCACTCAATGAAGGCTAATCTCTTTCATTTAGTAGAAACAAAAACATTTGAATTTTGCGAAAGCTATTGTTGTCCTACAGACTTCATCCTTGGTGATAAGTTAGTTAAAAAGGGAACTTGGTTAGCAACCATTCAAGCACTAGATGATGGCTTATGGGCATTGATTAAATCTGGTGATATTAACGGTCTTAGTATTGGTGCTTTGGCATCAGTAGAAAACATTGAAGAGGATGAATAATGGCACGTAGAGCTAAAAGAAAACTCTCCGATATTAGCTTCCAGCATGAAGGTGCTCACGTTGCTCTAGTATCCAAAGAGCAAGGTGGTCCAGCTAATCTACACGATTATGCACTAGTTTTAAAAGCTAATAAGTTTAGTGAAGAGTTTGTAGAGAAAATGCAACAAGTTCGTGTAACAATGGAACTACCTGATTTTCTACAAAAGTTTTTCGGCATGTGGAGTGAAGACGCTAAAGTTCTTGCAACCATGATGGGTTATGTAGAACCTGCCGAAACACAAGAGATGGAAAATGAAGAAGCTCAAGCTGAAGTTGAAGACTGGATTAAGTCTCGCATGGAAGCATTTGAAATTCTAAAAGCTGCACATGATTCAGATAATCTAGCTGCTGTTTTATCCGAACTCAGTGAAGAACAATATTTAGCTATGCTAAAAGACCAAGAGCTAATCGAAAAAGCTTTTGAAAATGAATCTAAGCTATCTGCAAGTGCAGAGGCTGATGATACCTCACCCGCTAGCGAGGTTAAAGAAGAAGAGGTGTCTGCCTCTATTAACAAAGAAAACTTGGAGAAATCTACGATGGATGAAAACCAAAAAGAAATGGTAGAGAAAGCCACTCTAGACCTTCTACAGAAGTCATTTGACGAACAGAAGGTAGCTCTAGAAAAAGCTCTCGAAACTCTAGCTGTATATGAAGCTGAAAAGAAAGCTGCAATTGAGAAGGCCCGTAAGGATCAACTAGTTGCTGCCGTAAAAGACGAAGCTAAAGCTGAAACCCTATTTAAAGCAGTTAAGGATGTTGCCGACGAGGAATTCCAAGCTGTTGTTAAAACTCTAACAGAAATGCAAGAATCTGTAGAGAAGTCTGCTCTATTCCAAGAGCAAGGTAGCTCTGCTCAAGAAGAGACAGAAGTTATTCAAGAATCTGCTGTGGCGAAATTGCTAAAAGCCAAGCAAGCTAAAAAGTAATTTTAAATTTTATATTGGAGAATTAATATGGCTAACCCATTTGCCACAGAAGCTAAACGTCTATCTAACGTTGTAAAGCAAGAACTATGGCCCGAAACTGGTTACACTCGTGCAGTTGTAACCGTAAATGATGCTGCTGCTACACTAGTACCCGGCACTGTTCTAGGTAAAGTAACTGCTACTGGTAAGTACAAAGTTGCTGTTCAAACTGCTGTTGACGGTTCTGAAGTTGCTGACGCTATCGTTATGCAAGAAATTGCTGTTCCTGCTACTACCGACACAAAGGTACTAGTTCTAATCAAGGGTCCAGCTATCGTTTCTAAGGCTGGTCTAGTACTAGACGCTTCTTACAATACTGCTGGTGAACTAGCTGCTGTTTACGCTGCTCTAGAAGCTAAAGGTATTGCTTGCAACGATGCTGTCTAATCCGACACATTGATTGTAACTATTGAATAACTATTTAAGGAATATATAACATGGCACAAGTACGTAGCTTTGAAAAACCATTTGAGCTAGTTGATTACACAGAAGAACTACTCCTAGTACCCAATAAGTGGGGTCTAATCAATGAACTAGGTGTCTTCCGTAACGAAGGCGTAGCTCAACACTCTATCACTGTTGAATCCAGCCAAGGTACTCTCGGTCTAGTAACCGACAAAGTACGTGGTGAGCGCAACAACGTAAACAAGGACGATACCCGTAACCTACGTTCATTCGCTATCCCTCACTTCCCACTTGATGACGGTATCAAGCCTGAAGATGTACAGGGCAAGCGTGCTTACGGTTCTGCCGATGCTGCTGAAACCGAAGCTGCTGTAGTTGCACGTAAACTAGAACGTATCCGTATGAGCCACGCTGCTACTCTAGAAGCTGCTCGTGCTTACGCTCTAACCACTGGTGCTATCTACGCTCCTAACGGTACTGTTGCTGGTAACTTCTACACTGATTTCGGCGTAACCCGCAAAGAAATCGACTTCGCTCTAGGTACTACAACTACTGATGTTCTAGCCAAGTCTGAAGAAGCTATTGCTCACATTCAGGACAACATCCTATCTGGCGAAAACGTTAGCAACGTAACCGTTCTTTGCTCACCTGCCTTCTTCGGTAAGCTAATTACCCAAGCCGGTGTCAAGGAAGCTTACAAGTACTACGCTTCTACTCAAGAACCCCTACGTCAGCGTCTAGGCTCTGGTCTATATCGCCGCTTCGTACACGGTGGTGTTGAGTACATCGAATACCGTGGTAGCTACAATGGTACAGCCCTAATTCCTGCTGGCGATGCTTACGCAATGCCACTAGGTACTAGCGATATGTTCATTACATACTTCTCACCTGCTAACAAGTTCTCACATGTTAACACAATCGGTGAAGAAGCCTACGCTTTCACATACCGTGATCCTAAGGATAGCGAAATCCAGATTCAAACCGAATCTAACTTCCTAAACTTGGTTCGCCGTCCTGCTGCTCTAGTTCGTCTATATACTAGCAACTAATCAGCTATAAGATTGGCTCCTTCGGGAGCCATCTAACATAAATATTCCATTCTAACAAATCGGATGTTAGTTTCGAGTATTTATGTTAGATAAACTTGCAGTCACATTGCAGTGTGATACTCATGTTCCGAAAGAGTCTGCAAGCTCTGTTGTGCCGATCCACAACTAGGGACTCCCTATTTAAATCTGACGGAGATTAAAGTGAAGAATTGTTCTAAGTGTAACGAACAAAAAGAATTCTGTGATTTTCATAGAGATTCACATAAGAAAGATGGTCATAAAACAATTTGTAAAAAGTGTACACTACTTTATAGAAAATCATATGTAGAGATAAATAAAAATTCAATTGAAAATTATTATATTTGCAATAAAGAAAAAATAAAATCTTACAGACGAGAATACTATAAAGAAAATAAACAAAAAGAACAACTTTCTTCAAAAGAATATTATTCAAAAAATAAACAATTACACAATGCTCGTTGCGCTGCTCGTAGAGCAAGAAAATTAAAAGCAACACCTCCATGGTTGAGTAAAGAGCAAATTATTGAGATTCGAGAGTTTTACGAAATTTCATTAGCTTTTAGAATCTATACCGGTCAAGAATATCACGTAGATCACATTATACCACTCAAAGGTAAAGATGTTTGCGGTTTACATGTACCTTGGAATTTACAAATTATTCCAGCAAAAGAAAATTTAAGTAAATCAAATAGGTTAATTGAGGAATTATAATGGCAACGATCCAAGACATAAGATATGAACTAGGTGATACTTCACCAGAATTCCCGATGATGAGTGATGCTGAGATTAGATACTTTTTATATAAAAACGATTGTAATCTACAACGCACTGCAATGGACGTAGCAAAATCTTTGTTACTAAAATTGAGCATGCGTAGTGACGAAACAGTTGATTTATTCAGCATTAAAGGTTCACAGGCTGCTAAAAATTACATGCAAGCTCTAAAGATGTATATTAGCAACCCTGACCTTAACAGAATTTATGACAGTGTTATGCCCTATGCTGGTGGTATTAGTAAATCTGACATGGAAGCAAATGATTCTGTAACAGATAACAATATTATTGTGCCTCCAACAAAATCACCAAGCTTACCTGTCAATGGTTACTTTGAGATTTGAGGTGCTAGATGAATCAGTTTTTGCAATCTACTGTAAAATTAATTAATCTACACGGTCAACAAATGACTTATGTTGCTGTCACAGAAGGTGCTTATGATATTGAAACTGGTTCTAGTTCAAATACAGATACCAATCATAATGTAAAAATGTATAAGAAGCACATTAGAGCAAATCAGTATAATTATCCAAATTTAATTGGTCAAGATGCTGCTCTATTTTATTTAGCTAATAATAAACTACAGTTTGTACCAAATATAAGAGACAAAATTATAGTTGATTCTAAAAGTTATGTAATTGACAATATTACTGAACATAGAGCAAATGGTGTAATTGTACTTTACAGAATATTAGCTGTTAAGGGTTAATTATGATTAGCTGTGATACTTCAAAATTAGAAGCTGAATTAAAGAAGTTTCACGAAGAAGCTACCCGCAAATTAGAAGGAATGGTGGAGAGATTTTCCTATTGGGTAACTTGGGAAGCTATTGAAAATACACCATTCGGTGATGATATAGAATATGCTGCACTATATAATAATCCAGCTAGATTAAGTATAACTAAAAATGCTCAGGCAGGTAATGCAAAAGGTGGTTGGGTTATCGAAATGAATAAACCCTATTCATCTTGGTGGTTCATGCAAGCAGATAATGAAAATGCTGAAAACGTAAAATGGGCTGCTGATCATCGATCTACTAATTATAAAATTGGTGATACAGTTTATATTACAAACAATGTACCTTATGTTAGTGCAGATGGTTGGCCCTACGATACATATAAAAATGGCGCACAAGTAAGATCATTGGAATCTGGTGCATCTGCACAGGCTCCATTTGGTATAATGGAACCAACATTAAATGCAATACTTGGCATATATCAATCCGATCTTAAAAAATATTATGAGGAAAGTTGATGGCAATCGTAGATATTAAACGTGCTGCTGAAAGGCACTTAAATGGATTGACACCAACTGTACAAACTGGTTGGGAAAACGTAAGTTTCGATCCACCTAAAGATCAATTATATCAACGTGTACAATTTCTTGTGCAAACTCCAGAAGACCCTGTATTGGGAACTGGCTTTTACAGAGAAAGAATTACAATGCAAGTTTTTGTAGTTGGTATGATTAATAAAGGAACTTCTGAAGTCCTTTCTCGTGCTGAGTTAATCAGAGACAGATTTAAAAAAGGTTTAGTTCTTGTAGAAGACAATGTACGAATTCATGTATTGAGAACACCTCAGATTTCTGGAACAACAATTGCATCTGACAGAATTATCTGTCCTGTAATTATCGAACTAGTCGCAGAAGTGTATTCCGACTAAAGGTTTTCTGATACCTTAAATCAGTACATTTGCAAATGTCAAATCTAATTTGGAGAAAACAATATGCCTATT